AGGAACAAGCACCAAGGCCAAGAAGAAAGACACCGCGCCGGGAAAGAACACAATTACCCCAGACCGCACAGTCCCGAAAGAGGCGACCCGAAGATCGCCCCTTAAGAACAAGACCGGCAACTAAGCATAGACCGGGAAGTGACAAGAGATCGAGTCAGACACCGACTCACGCAGATCCTGATTCTCCAACCAATCATCCTGACTCCCAATGACATCGCCGTCAGAGGTCAGCAAACCGGCAACACCACAACCCTCTGACCGACAATAGCAGAACGAGATATAACGATCGATAAGATCATCGACCAACTCCTCCCCGAGATCACCGAACTCCAAGACGAAAGCATAATGATTAGACAGATTCATATTATTTAGGGACACTAATTGATAATCCCGACTCAACGGCAAAGCCGAAACCGAACTGTTGAGCAACCGCCCAGGACAACAGATGATCCATCAGGTCATCAGGAAGCGTCGTACCGGCTCCCAGACCCGACAGAGAGAGAAACCAGCGAGAGTCATCCCCAGAGAACACTGGAAAGACAGCACGACCCATTTGAGAAGCCCGACACAAGAAGTCGACAGCATCATCATCCTCCCGGTGATCAAAGGATTCCACACGAGGATCGCGCAACTTAACCGAAGCGAAGAACAGAGAGGGATCGGACACATTGAACTGACGACAGAAGAACTCACGGTCAGACTCAGGAGAAGCGTTTTTAGAAAAGACAAGTAGTCCCATAGTTATTTCGAAGAACTAAATGATAATTGGCGACCAAGACGGGTAACGGCGTAACCACCCAAGAGCATGGCGAGATAACCGAGAGTGACAACTCCTTCACCGGCGACAGGACCGCGCAAACCAACATGGATGGGAAGCGACTCCTCCTTAAAATCATAGAGACTGACGAACACGCCGGAGACATTGAAATAGTAACAGCGAGACACCTTACCATCCAAGGACGAACCCTCGGGAACACCGAAGTGAGATTCCAACTCGGCCCAAGTAACGCCGTACAAATAACCGAGAAGCCCACCGCCGGAAGGCACCTCATCAAAACCAACACGAACCAGGAACGGGAACGGAGAGGAAGAGATTTTCTTTTTCATAGGTAAAAGAAATTGATAATAGACCCATTTAAGCATAACCACAGCGCGCGTCAAGTCCTAATAAGTAGCAGTTGCTCTTATACAGACCTTGCCTGCCTTTAGGCCAGGATCCCACGCACCGATCATACCGAGCAACACCTCGGTATGTCCCATAGCTATTTACACCCTCGCTTACAGATACCCAACATTGACCCATGGCTACACACACCAGGAAATAATCCAGGTGACAGTTTAGAGCCATCTGACTGGCTAGTGGTAGCAGATGGTTTGGTTTTGGATTTCGGATGAGTAGCTGACTGCGAAGCAGACGAAACAGATGGCGAGCTGACTTCAGTCGAATGGATTGCTGACGATGGATTAAGGAGTTCGACAATCATCACCTTTAGTAACCCGGACCGAGAGAAACCATTGTTATCACAATGCTCACCGAAGTCCGCCCATAATTTATCAGGAATAGAAATGGTTTTGATCATATTAAATAAGATTATATAACTTTATATAAGAATCAGCAAGTACCGAATGGATTGGATAATCAAAGCCACTGCCTGAATCAGGATGAAATTAAATATAAATGGCAATGCGATCATTATCATAATGGCCAGGCGGAGTATCGAACTCCAAACCTTTGATTCTGCCCGGAATCAACGCTCTTCCACTTGAGCTACCTAGCCAAGACTGAACTAACGTACACCCAGATGTAATACCTGGACACTGCCTATCCAAGCATACCCCATTTTCTGATAGACAGGATCAAGTAAATTATCATTGTGCTTGGGAGAACGCTTCCAGGCCAACACCAAGGCCTCATTACACTCCGAATCCTTCCCCAGGTTCTCACCGGCATGACGATAATCATATCCAACATCATCCATAAAATCCCAAGGCTCAGTCCCATCCGGAGAGGTGTGACCCCAATACCCATTGCTTATCATATCCTTGGCCTTTAGATATGCAGAAGCGTTTAGTCTATCATCAATCTTTAGCTCAGTAAGATGGCTATTGGAACGATATTCATTGATCAGATTCAGCATATCCTGAGCCGACGTAGTACAGCTAGAAAGGCTGACAACCTCGACCGCCGGTATGTCATACAATAAAGAATTTATATACCATCTAGAAATAGCATGGACAACTAGAAAGGCGAACAAGGAGAGTGCTATCGAGAAGTACAACCAAGGATTACTAAATGTCCGGCGTGCGGATGCTTTAAGACGGCGTTTGAATAAGCGCTTGGTTAGTAACGGAGAGAGGGGAGTTTGATCACTCATAGGATTTGATATTGATAATAATTCATTAATGCCATAGCCTTAAGAGATTGTCAAATCATTTCGCTTATTACCCATCCAGCGCATCATTCTACCTCCACACACCTCACAAATAGCGATGGCGGCTGGGTTGTTGTTCTTCTTAGCGCGGATCTGACGGACATCCAAGCCGGTACGATGCTGACGACAAGGGAGGCAATAGAAATAGCCAACGCCAAGTTTAGCCATGCCAGTTGAAATAGAATAAAACTAGACCAAGAAAGGATAAACCCAGGAAAGTAAGAAAGATATAGTACTCTTCAAATAGATTGCGGTTCATTTCTTGATACTAGATTTGGCTTTGATAAATGACTTGAAGTCTTCATTGAACTCATTGCGCTCTTCCTTGGGAGCACCAAAGAAGTTGACCTGGGTATAGGAGTTGCCGCCACCGGCATTGACACCACCGGGACCACCAGGGTTCTTAGGATCAATAATGATTCCGAATAACTTCATAATATCTTTGGTGTATTCCCGGCGCTCTTTAAAGTCAGCATGGAGAATGGCATTCTTGCCATAAGGCTTGGTGGCACGCAGACCATCAGCCAAGACCTCCACAATCTTGGTGTCGATAGGAATGCCATACATCTCCTGCACCTTTTTACCAAGTTCGAGAAGATAGTTCTTGACACCCTTGGACTCGCGCAAGAACCACGTTCCGACAGTGTCCACATCCTTCATTGCGTAACCGGCGTCCTTTAAGGCGTCCTTTTGGGTTTTAAACTTACCGGAAAGAAGATTATCGACCACTTTCTTTTGCCTTGGGGTATATCCACCTTTCATTTGATCGGCCATAGACTTTAAACCAGAGGATCGGCACCCAGATCTGTCGTGAATGGTTCTATACCACCGGATGCATCTTGATTAGTAATGATTTTGGTCTTAGGAATGATTGGCTTAGGCTTAGGTGGGGGAAGAATGACACCACCCTTGAATGTCTTCCAGTCACCACCGAGAGATTTAACTATAGATGGCCGTGATACCTTGAAGCGCCGGGCAATCTGTTTCATGGATGGTTTACGGCCTTGAGGGGCATTACTCATCCACTCGCGGATGCTCTCGATCTCTAATTCAGTTAGACGTCTTTTTAGTTTGGGCATGTTGTGCTCGTTTACTGGCGATCATTAATCTATACCTTACTTTAAAAACCAAGTCAAGTAGGAAATACCAGGCTGTGGCTAGAGAATTGAAAGGAAAGAACCAATATTCATCAGTCAGTTGATTGATGTTATGCCGGACGAAGTAATATGGAAAACCAATCCTGAAAGCGTTGCCATCAACCATTGCTAGGTAGGGGATGTAAAGGCGTAGTTTGATCATTTGAGTATGTATTGTACCGCTTCCCAAAGACTATCGCAAAGCTCATCGTTTCTGAACTTCCTAGTAGTTCCCAAACTGATATGATCGGGATAGATAACCAGAGCTGTCCGGTTTTGAATAAAATCAATCATCTGGCCGATAGAGAAGAGAGGATGACAGACCCTCTTCCGGTGAGTTTCATATTGTCCTTGGAAATCAGCCCATTCGGAAGTAACCATTTCCTTATCGCAGTGTACCACCACATGAATCTCATGATCCCCTAGATAGTTGGTGTAGTAAACATCGCCGATAGAGGGTTTCCACCAAGTTCGTAATGTCTCCTTGTGAGCAGGAATAAGGCTATGAAGATCTTCGGTGGTGATGTGTTGCTTCATAGCTTGTTTAACTCCTCCGGTTTATAGTATTCCACAGACTCCTTAGGATACGCTTTGGCAAATTCAGGGTTTGGCTTATCACTCGCGAACGGTTGGAGTAGATCCTTGCCATGCTGGTCTCGTTCAGTTTGTATCCTATTCGACTTCGAGATGGAAGCAAACTCATACCGTGGACCAACTCTCCCAATCGAATCCTTCTCTTGGCACCGGCGACACGGTATGATACCGTAGATTCTATCGTCAATGGCCAAGTGATCACAGTTTTTGCGTGGACATTTCATATTCTTTTTTCATCTCGGCACCGCGTTTAATAACGGATGGTTTTACTCTATCCTGAGCATCAATAAACTCCTCAAGGGTGAAAACACCTTTCTCTATTAAAAGTACCAGTAAGGCGGCATTCTGAACGTCTACGGCAAGGAGTATATCTTCTATTTTTTTAAGTGGATTATCCATTTTCTTTTGGTTTATTCTTATTAAGCACATCAGTTAGACTGTGGATAGGCAACTCCACCTCTTTATCAATCCGATCCTGCTCCGGCGTAGGAGAGTGAGAGATACCGGTATCATCCATATTCTGGTCCTCGTTGATGACTTCAACTGTATCAGAATGCGGATTGACGATGAGTGATTGCTCCGCCTGGATTGGTATGTAAACGAAAACACCGTTCTCGTTCATCCCAACTAGCCCTAAAGGTTTGAAGCTTTTCATAGAGTAGTTTTAGGTCTGCTAATGTCCACTTACGATCGATTAAAGCCCACTTCTTGAGTTGGCGATAGTAAGAGGCTCCTTTAAGTTTGATTATAAAATCCTCCCATTCAAGCGGACGATCAGTGTAGTAGCGATGTTTAGATGAAGAAAGACATATGGCGTTTCTGAGATCCCACCGGATGTTCTTATATGATCGACTGACTATATGAGCACACTGAAGCAACCTTGATGGGCCACCGGCCTGACACTCCCAATGATCGCGCATACGGACAATAAGGGAAAAAGTCTCGTCGCATTTGATCTTGTAATATCCTTTGGTGGCAGGCTTTGTTCGTCTCATTTTGTCAATTAATTACTCGATCTGTGCCGTTGTTACTACCTGTTATCAAACTAGATTTGATAAGTGGTTTTTCGGGTAGTGGTTTTCCACGAAACTTATTGTGATTTTCAAAAGCAATTTGATCCAGGTAGTTGAGAGTAATGACATTACCGTACTCAGCCAGGACAGCGAAGTCTGACCAGATACACAGAGCATTGATGGTTATCCCCCCGAAAGCGGCTCTCTCAGACTCTGTTAGTCCTTTATAAAGAAGTTCAAAATCTTTGACGAGATTGAGAACATCCCGAAGTTTATTAGCCACCTGATCCAGCTTGAAGCCGGAGAATCGGGGATCAAGAACCGGAACCGTTTTGACATCCACACTACTCATGACGATCCTCCTCTACCTCAAAGCCAATCAAACAATCAGTGGTGAGAATGCTCGTTCCAACGTTCACGGCGTTTTCTAGGGCCAGTCTGACCACCTTGGTAGGATCTATCACGCCGGATTCAAATAGGTTAGTCATCTTACCCGAAGCGACATCATATCCCAAACCGCTGTCTGCCTTGCTCTGGAGTATATCCTTGACGTTCTGATTGATGGTGGCATCATTCTCACCGGAATTAAACATCACCTTGCGCGCAGGAGACTCCAGTGCCTCCTTCAAAAGCTTCTCGCCGGCGGTATCACCATCAATGTACTTGGACAAATGGAGGAAGATTGAACCACCTCCAACAACAACCCCCTCTTTTCTGGCTGACTGAGCGGCACCGACGGCATCCTTAACCCTTTCTATATTCTCTCTCATATCAATCTCGGTCTTGGCCCCAACCTTAATGACCGCGACACCGGTAGTTAGACGAGCCAGTCTCTCCTCAAGCTTCTCTTTCTCAAAAATAGAGGTTTCATTTTCTTTCTGAATACGGAGAGAGTCTATTCTCTTAGTGATCTCCTCCTTATCTCCTTTACCACCGACAATAAGGGAAGAGTCTTTAGTGGAATTTACCTTTTTGGCGTGTCCTAGCCAGGATAGGTCGGCATTAATATCCACTTCGTACTTGTCAGACAAAACCTTGCCTCCGGTAAGAACGGCTATGTCTTCCAAATAATTGGTCTTATTATCACCAATCCCTGGAGCATTGATGGCAATGGCCTGAATATTACCCTTACGCTTATTAGCCACCAGAGTAGCCAGAGCATCGCCGGAAATTTCAGTGGCAATGATGACAATGTCTTTGGTAGTCTTAGCCACCAATTCTAGTAAAGGCACAATTTCATCATTGAGAGAGATCTTCCTATCTGCCAGAATGATGGCCGGATCATTGACTACCGCCTCCATGCGATCAGCATTGGTGACGAAATAGAAGTGAGCATAACCTTTATCAAACTCCATACCTTCAGTCATCTCGACTACGTTCTCGGTCGTGCTATTCTCATCTACGGTCACCAGACCATCTAGACCAACCTTATCTAAAGCCTCGGCCACTAAGGTACCAATCTCCGGACTGGTAGAAGATACCGTGGCCACCAGCTTAAGATCTTCCAATCCTCTACATTCACGGCTCATTTCTTTGAGAGCTTTGGTCAGTTTGGGTATAACCGCAAGGATGTCTTTTCTAAGGATCATGGCATTCTCGGCCTTATCAATCATCTCCATACCTCGACGAACAATCTCGTAAGCCAGTAAGGTGGCGGTAGTAGTACCATCTCCGGCCTCCTCGTTGGTCTTCTGAGCGGCTACTTTGACCAAATTCATACCGATAGCTTTAAGAGCATCATCAGAGTCCATCTCCCTTGCTACGGTAACACCATCGTGAACGATGATCGGAGCCCCCCATTGCCTCTGAATGGCGACGTTGCGGCCTTTGGGACCAAGGGTGGTGGTGACGGCGTTGGCAAGCTCTTCTACCCCCTCCAGTAGCTTACGACGGGCATCGGCTTTAAATGATACGAGTTTTTTAATTTTGGGCATAATAGTTATATTTCAATAATTCCTAATAAATCTCCTTGATCCACAAACATAATCTTTTTGGAGCCGATGTAGAAGTTGGACTCGCCAAATCGTCTATAGGCCACGACATCGCCTGGCTTGAGATCGAGATTGAGAAGTATTTCATCACCATCCACATTTAGTTTGGGAAGTCCCACCTCTACCACCACCCCTATCTGAGGTTGCTTATCGACCGATACTTCAATTGAAGATTTGGAGTTAATTTGGGCTAACTCCGAGCCGGCTGGTTTCAGTACCACAATACCTCGCGCCGGATGGATCATGGTCTCTTTGGACTCGTTCATATGATTAAGATTAACTAATTACTGATGGATTGTCAATAGCCTTTCTGGAAACTCGGGTCTTTTTAGTAGCGTAACCTATTTCTTTGGCACAGGTAAGACAGACACGGATCTGGGCCCAGGCCGGTTTAAGAATAGGCATCGACACATCCATTTGAAAGGAGGTCGTCATTTTGTCAGGATTGTAGTTTAGTAATCTGACAGCGTAGCTGTCTGAATAACGAGCGGGTTTTAAACAAATCCCGCAAATGATAGCTCTTTTCATATTAGCTTCTTTTTAATATATTTAATATGGCGCTCGATGGCGTCTTGAATGAATCCGGAACGGGATCGACCAACTCTCTTCCTCCAAAATTCCAAAAAGAAATAGAGTTGTTTTGACATTGAAATAAGTGTGACTTTTGCATCTCTCATTAGAAAGGAACATCATCTTCCTCTAAATCGGTTACTAATTTATCTGACTTAATATCAAATCCTTTGGCCAGAGCATAAAGAACGGAAAGTATCTTGGAATCTTTCTCAAATTCACCGACGCGAACAACCGGAATTCTCCAAGCCTGTCCTTTAGCATTGGTTAGTTCCTTGGTCTCAACCTTACATTTGATAGCGAACATGGGTTGGCGATTGGTTCTAGCGGCTGTAAACAGAGGAGATAGAGCGTAGGAGGCAGAGGCCCGGAAATTATAGCCAAAGACTGACTCCATGCTGGGATTGGTTGATAGAACACCAATGGTCAAATATTGAGGCATCTCTTCACCTTTCTCTTTATTGAAAAATGTTCCTTTGGTTGCTATTAGGAAATAACACTCAAAATCGTCGTAGATCTCCATCGTCCCAGTATTGAAGAACTGACCATAGGCCGGATGTTTACCATCACGAGTAGAAAAGTCATTAACGTTGCTAGACTTCTGCATCAAGAGAATTTTTGGAGGTTGAATGTCAGCAGGATCCACACCACTCATACCCAAGTTAGAAAAATCACTGAGATTCTCGGAATAAATCTTCACCTCGGTTTCTTCATTTTTAACTGACGCTTCTATTGGAGTACTAAATGAAGGTGTTTTAACTTCTGTGTCGTCCATTTTGTTATATAATTTATGATCGGATTTTACATTCATCCGTTATATAATAATCTCACAGTTTTATTCACTTGTCAAGTGGAGTTTTTAAACATAGGAATTGCGCGACCGACTATATGACCTTGTCTGTTTATCTTATTAAGACGAATGTCTTCCGCTCTCTTTAGGAATCTACGTTGAAGTTCGCGAACCTTTAAAATGGAAGAATCAGTCGGATTTTTCGAGCCATATTCCTTCCTTGCCCAAAGTTCTTTATGTTCCTGGGAACAGTGATACATCCCCTCCAAAGCCGGGAGATCACATCCCTCTAGATAGCATTTAAATTCTCCGTTCATTTTTCTTTACGAGAACAGCCCCTCGTCATGGTTTTTAAATATTAACATGAACCTAACGTCTGCCCCTTAACAAAGTGATTGAATGATAGTTATCTCCGGGGATCATCGATCCAGGTCTGCCTTTACCCTCCCCCCGGCTTTAGCCCTTACCTCCTCCTGACTTGGTTTTACAACCTCACAGCAGGGACTACAGTACGGTCAGAACATCCGTTCATTCTGTAACTGGAAATCACAAGCGGTATGATTACCGCATTATATTTGTAAAGAGTGTTATAATATCATTAATGATTTATTAATTTTGCCATTAATGATCATTCAGAACATCAGCCATAAACCACTCGAAAGGGTGGTTTTTTGGATAATAATTCTAAATGCACGTTGTGTAAGTTATTTAAAAACATATATCTAGGGTCGAGGCTTGATGATGGACACCCTCGACAGGCGATTATCTAAGCACCGCCCTATAGCTAGGCGACCTCCACTCTGCCTTTATCCCAGATATATATTTTCAAAGAACTGAGGACTGCCGGAGAGCCTATGAGTTCTCTCCGACAGGTCAGTTGTTCTCCAAACTAGGGGTACACCCGATCACAGACCGGAGCCTGTAATTTAATAGCTCAGATATTTGATACCTGCTTGACGAGTACCAAACGTCCCCCCACTAATTTTAGTAATGGGGGGACATTTGAAACCAGTCTAATTTTGTTTGCTGTTTGAATATCAAGCATGAGAGTAACTTAGCATACCCCGTCGAATGGCTGTCAAGTACCAGTTATTCAGCCACTCGTTTGACACTCGAGTACAATCCTGAGGCTGAAAGCCCAAAGAGAATCCCTTTGACGATCGAGCCTTTAACATCCCAGGGACCGGGAATAAGGAAAGCGATCGCGATACCAAAGGCTAAGCTCATAAAAGGATAAAGCTTCTCCGAGATAGGAAGAGGTTTAAAAAGCTGTACAAGCGCGACTATGACCGGAATTGCGGTCAGTTCTGTGAGTTCCATATTTTGGTTTTTATTTTATTTAATAGTTTTATTATACTCTCCCAAAGCCCCACAGTTCTCTCAAAAGCCTTTCGAGGATTCTGTAGGGATATGGTGGTCAATTCCCTAGCCACTGCCTTTTTGACTGCCTTGGGGACTTCTTCCTTTATGGTATCCAAGACAATCTGGCGTATTTCTTCTTTAAAGTCTGCCATCTGTTTTAACTGTGCTGTTTGTCCTCCTATGATTTCGTCCTGCTTAATTAAAATATGATCGATGTCACTTCGGTCATGGTCGAGCTGTTGTCTCATGTCATCTTGCCGTTTGGCCTGAGTCTTCAGTTGCCCCATTATTGCCGTTGTTTCTGTATCCATATTTAATCCTTAAGCGGATCGGACTTTGTTACTAAACCATTGAATCAATCGCACCGATAACGGCAGTCTTGACTCTTTGTTTGAGAGAAGCATACTTAATTTTGAGAGCATTGAGTTCACTTGTAGCATTGTTACTATCGTTTTGCAACTGATCCCATCGATTATACCTCTCAATAGCCAAGCGAGTGAGGGGTTCGTCAATAATACCGGCTTGATCAAGCAGGGAAAGCCGAATGTCCGGCGTTGGTACCGGCGGTACAGGCACGACAGGGGTTTTATACCCATATTTCTTCAAGATTACTAGACTTCCAAAGAACACATTACCATCTGTATCAACATTTATACCAGGAACCTTTTGTTTGTTAGACCATTGCTGGATGGCGGCTGAGGGAAACTCGCCAATATTGAAAGTGTTGTCATTGGGATCGTAGGTATAGGCGGCGATCCAAAGACCATAGTTACCATCAATTACCTCCTGCCAACTAAAGTTCTTTATTTCCGCTTGGTTCAGATAGATGAAAGGTCTAACTCCGATTTGTTTGAATATCCTATCCATGAACTGACGACACCATGTAACATGAGCTTGATTTTGATTGGGACATTCGTAGTCAAGAGCAAACAATTCGCCATTTTTAGGAGTCCCCACTACATTTAGAAAGTAATCTGCCTCGGCCACCGGTGAATTCCCCTTGTCGGGTCTGGCAAAGTGATAGTAGCCTAGTTGAAGTCTTACCCGTCTAGCTTCTGATTGATTCCTTTTGAATTTAGTATCGGTATAACCAACTCCCTCGGTAGCTTTAATTATTACAAACTGCGTATTACTTTTAAGAACATCAAAGTTTATGTCCCCCTGCCATTTGGCGACATCGTTACCAAGTGTAATCATTATTCTATTTTATCAGGTTCCTAATTCTTTATTTTATTGAAGCTAAAACTGTTTTGACAAGACCTTGGAGTAGTGTTGAGGTAAACCCGCCGGCCATGCCAGCTCCGATAAGCCAGCCAAGAACCTTATTTTTAGAGTCCCACAGACTATCAACCTTACTTTTCAGTTCCTTATATTCATCATCGTTGACAACCACAATGTCAAGTTTCTTATTTATGGCAGTCATTTTATCCATTATATTAGACTGTCGTTCATCTATTCTCACTATTAAATCATGGTCGGTTTTTTTTGATGTCATGGTTGTTAAGCAATCTGCCCCTCCGCAGGAGAAAGTGATATAAGGCGTTTAATAAGAGCGGCAACAATCTTGTTAGCTTCTCCCTCCTTGACCTGATCCAAACTGTCCATAGCAGGCTGTGTAGGCGGCTGTGAGCCACCTGGTTGGGGTACCTGGACACCAGGAGCCTGTCCGGCACCTTGAACTCTCATACGGGCCATAGCGGCCATCGGGTTCTGGGAAGTTTGAGCATTGGCAACTGGCGCGCCTCCTTGGATTCCAGCTGAAGAAGCCTGTTGACCAGCCATCTGGCGAAAAGCTTCTAGAGCTAGGGGGTATCTTGAAGAATTTCCTGGTTGCATGGTTTTATTATATCAAAGGTTTATAACACTTTCAGAAAGTCTTCGGCTCGGGCCGCAATGGATCTAGCCCGACGATCTTTATTGATAAGTCGACGAGCGTTGATAAAGTTATTATTGGCAATCTCAGCCACCCCTTGATCTTTAAAATAAGCGGCTAAAATACGAGCAGAAACGGCCTTATCAAGAGCCAAGCTAGGATCGTCAACCAGTTTACTGCCAAGACCCAGCCTTTCACCATACTTCTTGTAGTTGTAATCATGGGTGAGCTGAATAAAACCACGACCATAGTAATTATCTCCCCCGCTATATCCCAGGCGTCTAGCATGAGCACGACCATTAATTTCTTCGATCGGTTCAAAAGTTTGAGCTGTTTCGTGTTCAACGGTGGCAAGAGCATAAGCCATAACGCGCTTGGAATATATTCCCTCATCTTTAAGAGCCTTGGCAATAAGAGGAACATTAGTCATCACACTCTCCTTATTCTTTACATCGGCAATCCGTGCCACCTGAGTCACCGCAGTATCGCTGATTGGGCTTTCTTCCTTGAATAGGCCTGAGAACTGATCAGTGGTAGCTCCAGCCACTTCAGGTGCTCCCAGGATACCCTCCTGTTGTGTCATTAACTCTTTCATTTCTTTCATGACGTTAGGAGTAATGATTTTCTGTTCCTTATATCGATTGATGGTGTTCTGGACTTCTTCGGTAGATTTAGTAGAGTCATTAATTATATCAAGAATAAATTGGGCCTGATCTTCATCATTAAGATCTTTAAGAGCGCGCTCAAAAGGATCGATACCCATAGAATATTCCTTTAGATATCCACGAATCTTATCTTTGACCGCATCATTCATCTTATTATCCTTGGCAAGACGGATGAGTTCTCTCTCGATATCATCAGTTTTGACACTCTTGGAAATGAGTTTTTTGGTGACGTCAACAGCCAGCTTGGTCTCTTCATTACGAATACTATCTCTTTCGTTGTTCATTTCTCGAACCTTATCAGCTGATGTATTACCACCAAAGGTCTTGGAAAGGATAGAAGGATAGGCTTCTTCGTACTCGGGGAGGGACGATCGACCAAAAATTAAAGCATTGAGAGCGTTGCGACGGTTGTCATCAACAAATATGGGCCGGCCGGAAGAAGTAAGAAGCATCCCTGAATCTACAATATTAAAGTAGTCGTCTAAACGAGCCGAAGCAGTCGGTTTAAAAAGACTATCAATCTCTTTAGTAAGGTTATCTTTGTTGTCCTGATTGGTAGGATCACCCATCCAATTAAATAACTGGTCAATAAAATCAGACAGAGCCACTCTAGGAATACCAGGGAGCGCGCGAGCCGCCACGTTCCATGATCGGGAGAGAGCGTAGAGAGTAGCAACTGGAATAGCAATAGCAATAAAGATGAGAAAAACATTGGCTTTGCTTTTGTTTGACAATTTATCAAATTTCTCAATGAGCTCCGGAGTAATACCGGCCTCTCGACCCATCTCTTTCATAAACTCGGCCGCTCCTTTATCTTTCATAGACACCTTGGCCATGTCGGAATAGACGTTAATCATGTTGATAGGATACTGGTTAAAAGTGTACAGAAGCCGTCCTAGGGCAGTACGCTGACCTACAGGAGAATATCCCTTGCCGGAAAGGAAGTTAATGTACGCTGAAAATCTGGCAGATAGTTTTAGTCGGTCTTCTTGAGAAATTTTTATATCCAGCTTCTTCTCAACATTGGTAGTAAGATAAGAATCAAAGCCATACTCGGACTCCAGACGATTGGTGAATTCAGTTATTGAAGCCAGAATATTGGTGGTATAGTCGATAACCTTGCCATAGTTAAATTCCTTTCCCTTTAACAAAGGAAATATTTCTCCAAAGCGAATAGTGGCTTTGGTACTCGGTAATTTGTTTCCTGAAACATAACGGCCAAATTGATAACCAGACTCTTCAAGAGCGACGGAATATAGTTTGCGGGCCTTGCGATTCCAAGGAAAGAGAGAGTTATACATCCTGAGCCGTCCCATGAGTTGAGCTTTGGGCCCAATGAAAGGAAGCGCCGACCAAGGTTGTTGTCTGTTGAGAAGAGCAAAGGAGAAATTAAAAGCAAGCTTAAGAGGATAGAAAATCATGTGAAAGGTGTTGACCAGGTTGGGTATTTGAATACGAGGAATTTCTAAGTAACCATTTTTGATAGACTCACGAAGCTCTTGACCAAAGGTAGTGTTGAGAACTGATTTGGCCAGTTCAGGATCGACCTTAATCCTCTTAGGGAAGATAGAGCCAATATTCTTATTTATCGCGCTACCCAAAGCTCGGAAGAATCTTTCTCCCTCCGGTAGCATGTCATAAATATCCAACATCACCATCTCACGAGCATAGGCAGAAGCCGGATCAAAAACCTTAAAGGTATCATCAACCCTCTGTTGCATCAAAGCTCCCCAGAGATGTTTCTTAATCCATGAAGATGAAGAATTGGCCCAAATATCAATTATACGTGCTGGGTCATGCTCGAACAGACCGGCGGCAAAGTCTCTGGGAGTCTTGGTGCGACTCTCCCAGAATTTGTTGCCTCCAAACAGGTTGGCCGCCATAGCAAGATTTTCCTCTACTATCCAAGGGATATAAGGCTTTTTGGCAACAAGGGGAGGTTGACCTTTGGCCACCCTTATACGATTAACCAGAGCAATATTGGCTTCGGATAGCTCTTGAATATAATTAGCGACCTGTTTGGCACGTTCTGTGATTGTGCCCTTGTAGTATTTATCAGCACCGGACTGGAGGAATAAAACTTGTTTACGCTCGGCAATGGTCAGATCTTTCATGGGAGTAGAAACAGCCATCTTCATTCTTTCTCCATGAACATTAGCAATATCAATGATCCGGCGCATGGGTGAGTGAAATGACTCCTTAATACCAAGTAATTTGGTAGCGGTATCTTCAGAAACCATTCTGACACCAATAGATAATAGATTACGAATTAATCCTGGCTCCATTTTCTGAGGTCTGGGCAGATTACGCATTAAACCGACCAGATTTTCAATATCTCCCACCGTCTTGTTCATGATGGCCAGAGAACCGTACTTCTCCTCCATCTCGGTATCCTTGGCCACAAAACGATCACCAATAAGGCGCTCACGCCTTTCGCTCTCGGCCATCTCACGAGTAAGTCGAATTTTGCTTTCGATAATATCCCAATTGCGAGGCTGTAGCCAATTGATCAGTTTTTTGCCGTCTTCAAAGGTCATCTTGGACATAGAGGTCTCACCAAGCAATTCATCCAGAACCGGAATCATTTCCCTATTTTTAATAGACAAAACCTTACGTAAAGCATTAATCTTTCTCACCTGACTCGGCCAAATGGACTTACCCTTGGGAGCAAACTCGGAAGTATTTCGGATGTCTCGGTAGAGTTTGAGAAGCTCCTTGGGAGCCGCCGCAGGATCATCCTTGAGAGCCTTGATGGCCATCTCCACCTCTTTGAGATTAAGCAACCGGCCACCCTTAAGACCATAATCAAGATTGCTGATAACCATTTCCCGCCGGACCGCCGCTCCAATAGGGTTGATACCTTTGATAACAACCATCCCCTCGTTGGAGAGAGCATTGATACGTCGCACAATATTGGTAAGATGAGGGGCTTCCCTGCCCGCTTTCTCTACCTGAACCTCGGGGTCGTTGTTAAAGAAAACAAATTTGACTCCTCGCTGATTGAGTTTATCCAGCTTGTCTAAGAGTTTCATAAATCCCTCGGCACGTTCCATAGTTGACCCCACACCATAGCCGGAGGACCAAAGATAGGGAGGATCAATCCACAGGAAGTCTGAGGGTTTGCCCTCTTTAATGTAATGATCAATGAGAGCAAAAGCATCTTGATTAGAAGTTTTAATACCGGTAAAGGTCTTGCTGAAATTAGGAATGGCTTGAATAAGGTTGGACATTTTGCCGGCGGTAATCTCACCAGTACGACCACCCAAAGCTTCAATCAGTTGTGCCGCAGTCTTGAAGTCAGGATCGCTCTTATATTCTTTCTTAAAATGCTCCAGCCAATCGGATCCAGGATTATCAACTAGGTATTTACCAACCATTGATACATATTTGTTTAGTTTTACAGGATCGACTTTGGCCATGTCGATGGCTTTAAAGATGTTTGGATCGAGTTCGTTATAGGTAATGGTTGCCTGGGGAAAGAGTTTCTTGGAAAGGTTACTCATCAGACCGGAGCCACCGAAAGTATCAACCACGTTCTTAATCTCGGACAAATGGCTGACATCGGTACCGGCAATAGAGGGGAGGTCTTTTTGCTTGATTCCAAGAACATCCAAAACATACCCGATCATGCCACGCTTATTACCCATTCTGATAAGGGGAATGTTAGTCTGAACCCATTCACGGTTACCCGTGCCATGAGTAGAGTATTTACCATATGGGATGTATGACTTACCCTCGGCCGGAAGATTCATGTCTGTTCGGATAATTTCGATCTCCTTAGCAATCCGCCTGGAAATTTTGCTATCAAGATCCATGATAAGGTTTTGAAGAGCATCGACCGATCCTTTAAACATGGGATCCTCTTTCATCATCATGAATAAGGAGTAGTTCTGTTTCCAGTTATTGCCTATTTCATATCCCAGGGTGTTCTTAATCTCCTGAGTAGCTAGAGCACGAACCTGTCTGATCTTAGACTTATCGGCTGAAAATTCGGGTTTGTTAACCAGCTCCCTCAAGTTGTTTATTCTCGCGACGTAATCATCCTGATCTTTGGCTTCGGTTAAGTAGTTCTCGAAGTTTTCCTTAGTCATCTGTCGCTCCAGCTTAGGAATGGTCAGCTTGGGTGGCTTAATCGGCTCAGGAACCGCCGGAGGGAGGAATGTGGCACCTTCACCCGCAGGAGAGGGAACAATCGCTTCTGAGGCAGGCAAAGCAACCGCACCGGGTTCTTCCAGTTGAGTAAGACCGGCAATATCTGGAGGAATTGGAGATGCTGGGAGTTCCGGGGGTGTAACCACTTCTCCGGGAGTTCCGACAGGAACAACTTCTTTGCCAGTAGTGGGTTTCGCTTTCTTCTCGGCGGTTTTCTTCCAAAGGTCCTTGGCCCACTTTATAACCCCCTCATAAGATGACATAGCCTCTATCGGTGCTTCGGCGGAGGTGAGGTTCTTGTAGGCATCCATGAACGCCTTGAATTCAGCAGGATTTCCACCTTTGTCTGGATGAAGTACCTTGGCTGTTTGAGCAAACTTGGTTCTTAACGTTGCCGGATTTTCGTAGTCCTTAAGAGCAAAGCCGTACTTCTTTAATAGAGATCGGTTAGTGGCAATTTGAGTCTTAGGGAGGCCGGATAACGGTTTGGGGGATAATAATCCGAATACAGCACCAACCCCAAAGGTAGTGGCCAGGTCCTTGGGGTTTACATCTTCTCCCCTGAGTTTAGACAAACCGGCTTGAATTCCAGTAAATAAAACACCAGTAGCAACTGCCGTCTTGGGAGAGAATCCTGGTTTAACAAGTTTAACTGGAAGTCCACTGGTGAACAAACCACCCATAACAGACTCGGCGGTCGCGGCGATTCCCTTGCCCACTTTACCACCCTTGTACAGATCCGGTTTGATTAGGTCTGATAGAGTTACGACTTCCAAAGGCTTGGCTCTGGGTTCAGTCGCTTCAAAGGCTCCGTAAGTCTTCCCCCCTTTCTTGACGGTCGGAGAAAATAATCCCCTCTCGGTCATGACCGGAATATTACCAACAGTTTTAGCAACTTCTCCTGGGGTAAATTTTCCTCCTGGTTTAATACTGGCAGAAGCCTGAGAAACAGGAGGTTCAATTTGAGCCGACTTTAACTGATCAATCTTTATTCTAGCCTCTTGAATCTTCCTTTGTTTCTCTTCTTCTGCCTTTCGACGGCGTTCTTGTTCAGCCCGGGTATCTTTAAATAGACCGGTGATGGTCTGTTTAACTTGTATGAATAGGTTGCCTAAGTTTATAGCCATGCATGTTTAGAACTCAATTACCGTCCCGTCAGGACGGGTAAATTTAATAATACCGGTGCCATCGGCTTTAGGTTTGAGTGTCCAGTTCTGTACCTCTTCTTCTGTAGCGGTAGATTTACCAGAGGGAGAATTAAGATCGTATTCATTACGAATCATATAAGAGGGAACTTCACCAGAATATCGTTTGATTACCGTCTCAAGACTGGCTCCACCCTTGACATCACTAATAAGACTGGCACGAGCCTTTTTTTCACTTCTCTCGGTTTCTGTTTTGTCGGTTTCTGTGGTATTTGATAACGACTTATTTTTATATCTCTGCTCAAAAGCAGTAGCCTCGGCCGCCTTGGTACCAATGAAGCTTAGAAGTGTACCTGAGTCCTCACTACCATTAAGAGTAGCTCCGGCCTGTGCCGCCGCCAACTGAAGTTGTTTGTCATAAGAACGTTTCTCTGAAGCAATGGTCTGAGCCAACTGCCAGTCCTGATCGGATAGGGTTCTCTCTCGATTAAGTTTGTCATACATGGATGTAAGTAGAGTCTCACGGTCGGCAGTAAAGCCGGTGAGTAAACGAGCATTGCGATCAACAATGGCAGTGTAGCGCAGTTTGAGAGGCTCCAGATCCATATCCTGACCTTGCATGGCCAGTTGGGTCTTAATACCGATACCTTGTTCAGCGGCTGAAATTTGTTGACCAACACGACCTTGGGCAGTTCCTAGTTTAGTGAGCGATTCTACAAGAGGCTCTCGTCCGGCGCTAACCATACCTGATCTCTGGGCCTCAGTGGCCAGTGACTCCCGAGTACGAGCGGCCACATTGCCCTCCACCGCATCCAAGGCATCCTCAAGATTGAAAATCTCCTTGGATAGGGTAGCTGAAGTAGCGCGTAGTGCAGGTAATCCGGCTTCTGTTTCCATTCTGCCATAAATATCTAAAGGTTTCTCCCTGGACCTCATCTCCATAATAAGATCGATGAGAGCCTGATTTTCACCCGGAAATTGTCCTTGAATATATTCACTGACTGAGGGAACTTGGCTAAGATCAATACCACCGGTAGAACGGCCACCCGAATCTCCACCGCCGTTATCTTGTCCTTTTCCTGAACCACCAGTAGCATTAAAGTCGGCATTGGCCTCGGCATCTCCCCAACCTTGGTACCCTCCAAACCCTCTATTTACCAATTCTTGTGCTGTCATGTTTTTATTATACCAACTTAAGTCAGAACTTCATCTTTCCAAGCTGATCCGTTCCAAATTGATAATGTATCTGTATCGGTAGCAAAATAGGCGAGAACCTCTGTAGTGCCATCGGGACGATCGGCGGCTAAACCACGGAAGATAATCATGGCTTCAAGATGGCGCTGTTTAACTCCACCCGGAAGAATGTCTGACTGTTGGATAGTCCGGCGAAGAACATCCTGAACAATCTGTTCAATTTCACGTCTATTTAAGTTTGGTGTATCCATATTTTATGTCCTACGCTCCCGATTTAGGTCGTCGTACTCTAGACCCCAACCGTAAAACTCCGGTGAAGTAGTATTGGAGGTAGCAATGTCAATAGCCACCTGGAAGTCATCGAACCGATTTGACTTGGTGGGGATAACCAGACGAGTCTCTTTGGCCAAAGCAGTGGTAATAAGACTTCCTTCTTCCCAAGAATCTTCCCTGTCTATCTTATACTTCGCTTTAAATGAGTCCCCTGATACCAAAGCCTTGAACCTGCCACGGATTGTATGGGCCTGTTTCTCCGCCCAGATCTTGTCAGCATCAGTAATGAGGAACTCAACCGTACCGGACGCGTAAGGGGCATTAGACGGGGCCACCTTATCCAACCCGTATGAGGTTCCATTCCTCCAAGAGATCATGAGATTAGATCCGACTGAAAAGACAGCTCCTATCTCCAAACCCGTGCCGGTAGTAATACCAAGAGAAGTGGTGTAGTCAAAACTGAGAGATTCCGGCAGTTCTTCGTGCAAAGTCCCATAGGACAAAACACCTTTTTCAATGGTCGTCGAAGTGGTCTTAGCCATGCCGATGTGGACCAAAGCACGGTACATAGATAGAGCATTGCGGTTAAACTCGAGCGTATCAGTAAGTTTAATGCTAGGTAACCGGCGGATCTTTCTAGGTTGTCCGCCATCAAATTTCATGAAGTCACCTGAATAACCGGCCATAAAATACATGGGGTCACCGGAAAGGATAGAGTTAATACCACCCTGAGGCACATCACGGTAGAAGTTGTAGGTATCAGCCGTACCATCCCAGAAGAACAATTTACCCTGATCATACTCGGTAATACCCGAACCCTGAATCATACCAATAACAATGTACTCACGCCACTTGCCCAAGCATTTGACATGATAACCTGAGGGGAAAGTAAGTCGATGGGGTTTGTAGGTAATGCCATCCCAGGTGGCTAGATACCTCTCGTTGCCAATGGCCTCAAAATTGAGCTGATCTTCAATAGGATGATTCTCATCATCCACCAGAAATTGATAGTAAGTATGAAAGTCAGCTGTTTCGAGATCATTAAGAGTGGTGGTAACCACAACGCCATCAGCGACAGTTGAGGTAATGTGGAAGTGATAAGTAGCTCCTAGGACAGGCCGCCATTCATCGGCAAAGGTAAATTCAAAGTCTCCGGTATGAAGTTGAGCATTAGCAACCGTAACAGCCGCCACAGTCCGATTAAGAGCATCGTGGACAGTCATAGTCCAGTTGCCTGTCCCCACCGTATTTATATTAACCTCCACACTCTTCTGAGGATCCTTGGCAGGAATAAAGCTCTGGCGGTTAGTGGCTCCCTCGTCAATATCAATAGGGAGAGTTTCTGTCTGACCGGAAGTATCGAGTGACTTATCAAGGTCGAGTCTTGCAGTAGGTGAAGCAAAAGGAACCTCGGTACTGTATGTTGGCGTATTCACTAAAGTAAGAGTGTTGGCATTAGCAGTGGTGTCGGTTTCGGAATTATCGACTTGCCAATAGGCAACAAGATTGGGGGCAGAGGCGGAAATTTCCACATCATTATTGACAAACAACTCATTCTGAATCCGAATGTCACTCCACAGACGGACATCATCTGTCTTGCCTCCGGCGAAGTTGACCGCCGTCCCGGCGCTATTAAAGGAAGCACCGATAGCTAGTAATGCCGTTGAGTCATAAATAGCCGTCAAAGACCCTGTAGACCTCCCCAAAAGTGATCCATTGCGATAGAAGTAGGCTTGAGAGGCGGAGGCATCCCAGGTAACTGCCCAGCGATACCATTGACTGGTAACAGGGGTAAGTGATAGAGTGTGTGCCAGAAATTCTTCATTAGTGCCATTGCTGGAAATTCCTAGACGAAGTTGATATGAAACATTGGTGACTAAGGTTTGGTCTTGAGTAGCATTAATTGTAGGTGAAGTCGTACCGGTATATGAAGTATAGTAGTCTAAATGAACACGACCATCTCCACCAGCTCCACCGCGTGTATTAGCTAAGCCACTAACTCCACCTGTGGCGCTAATTAAACCACTTCCAAGAGTTGCCACCTGAGCTTTTAACATACAAGATCCCCCACCCCCACCTCCACCCGATCTTTCAACACCTCCACCTGAGTCATTTCCAGCAACAGTGACAGATCCAGCAATAGTAATGGTTGTACTCGCTATAAAAATTATTCCACCACCCACTGCACCATCTGAAGAAGAATTTGAATTAGATGTACCTCCACCCCCACCGCCACCAAAGAGCATTGTTGTTAAGTCAGTCGTAGATCCAATAGGATACCCCCAGTTCTGGCTGTAGTCAGGGTTATCACCGTTCCATCCACCAATACCTCTAGTCGCACCTCCCCCACCCCCACCTCCAACAGCGCTACCATCCCATCCAGCTCCATTTTCTCTGGTGTCTGGATATGCAGTTTTTCCTTCACCATTTTGACCATTGTCATCGGTAGTTCCTCTGGGACCACCCCTAAACCCCTTTCCTTTGGCCGAAACGGTTCCATTAACAGTAAAGGTTCCATTACACAGATAACCCAAAATGCCACCAACCGTACCATTCCATGCCTTGGCGGTCCAAGTAATTCCGGAGTTGACGGTTATACCCGAATACTCTTTAAGAACCAGAACTTGAGCTCCAGTAGTGTAAGTATTAGTGAGGGCGGTAGCAACTGTAATGGTGCCAGCCGTATATCCAGCTATCTGATTTCTTTCCCATTTTCCTGCTCCGGTTCCTTGAGATTGAATAATTAAAAGTTGCTGACCGGTAGTAAAAGAAGCATTAGTGGCAGTCATGGTATAAGCGGCCGCCGTGCCAGTACAAGCAGAGTCAATGGGAGCATCTGTAGTATTGGCAGAGATAGTCAAGGCACCATCACTGGCATCACCAAAATAGCCGGAAATGCCATATATCTCAAAACGGTAAGATCGTAGGTTTCCATCTTCGTTCCACTTACTAACAAAAACCTGAGATTCACCGACCGCAGGGAGAGCAGTCAGATTAAAATAAGATTCGATAGAAATATCTCCGGTTTGAGAAAGAGAAGCTGAATCAGCCGCCGTGGCATACTGAGTGGTACCGTTGAGGGACAGAGAATGAGTATTGAGAGGAATGCCACCTTGTGCTCCCAGGAAGTCATCTACAAAGGTTTTAGTGCCTCCCCCGACCCCAAACGGGCCATAACGGCCAATGGTCGTATCTGTCGTATAGTACATAAAAAGATCCTCACCAAAGTAATCCATGCCATTACCATGAGAATCAGTGGCCTGGTTAAGAAAGCTGACGACATCGGCCGAGGTTCGTTTATAGATATTGCCACTATCACCATAAAGATAGGTGTCCGTGCCCTCGCGTGCGTGATCAAGAATCAGATCTTCAACAACAGAGCCTGAAATTTTAGTTGTTCGTGGAAGTAGTTTGATTTTGGTAGGATCGGAACGATAGTCAACGTTCTTGGCCATAAGAAAGGACGACCGCGATCCCTCCTTGTCTGAATAGGATAATCCGGCAAAGCGTGATTGGGGTACAATTTGGCGGGCCATTATGACATATTTTGCGGATAATAATTAGGATTTATCGGATGGCGATAACCAAGACCCCTACCGGACTTAACGATCCCAGATACCTCCTTGTTGTTATACACCCCCTCGGCCTCCTTAATGCCCTCTTTCCAGGCTCTCTCCCACTCTCTGGCCAGTTGGGTGTCTTTCTTAAAAAGCGACCATTTCCAGAGAGCGTACCAGACCGGAAGCTCGTGCATCTCATCTGGAGTTATGGGGAACTGTCCGATGGTAAAGGCCTCAGTACCGGCGGCGATAGATATTCCTTGATATTTTGTATCCAAAGTGAGAGTAGTGGTGGTCCCAAAAGCGGCAATCTTATACCACTCCCCGTCACTATCAACTCTTAAGTATCTCCCCACCATAGCCGAAGTAAAGGTAGATCCGCTGGCAGTTAATGCCGTAGAGTCATTAGCTAAAGTAGTGACGGTACCGGTAACATAATCTTCTACTGACAGGGGTTTGGTTCGAGAATCATAAGTTAGAGTGGCGGTGTTAGCGGATGAGGGGATGGGATAAAGTTCAACTCGATCACGGCGGATAAAACAGAACTGAAGAAAATCGCTAGTACTACCGGTAGTATCGGCATTGATATCGCGCCAAATAGATTCGTCTTGAATGAGAGTGGCCAGATACTGAGTGGTTCCAACCGTCACATAGAGAGAATTAAACTTACTGTAGTTTTCCGGTAATTTGTATGATTGGTATGAGGTGCCGGAAATAGCATCTGTCCTAGTGGTAAAGGTTCTAGTTTCCTCGGTAAAGTAGAGATCCAGGAGAGCCTCAATTTTACTCTGTCCTTGACGAAGCAATGTCTTGGCAAAGGCCAGATTGGTGGTATCGACATCGGAAGCTAGGGATTGAAATAAGTCTTGTTGGCCAGTCCAGCTAATCATAGTTTTCACAACTAATAATGGGCTGGTGGCCTCGTATACCTAGATTATATCACTGAAAAACTACTTTTGTTTTCACTCAACCCTTACTCAAAACCGGCTTTGGCCTTAGCTTCGTCCATCAACTCGTCCAGACTTTTATTATGAAGATCGGCATATGATCGACTTTTACCAGAAGCGTCGCCTCCCTTACCCCCTCCTGAAACCTTGCGAGCCAAGGCCTTAGCCTTTTCATCAGCGGTCTTTTTTTCATCACCACCACCACCGGCCTTTTTGATAGCCAAGTCTTTCTGGTAGATCTCAAAAGCCTGAGTCATATTCTGGAGTCTGTACTTAACACCAATTTGGGCCAAATCTTTATCAAAAGTCTTTCTTTCCTCAGTCCCTGCTTTGGGAATCTCTTCGGGATTAGATTTCCTCAATCCCTCAATTTCAGTCTCAAACCCTTGGTTAATGCGATCCAGTTCGGCCCTTTGCTTGTCATTCATCCCCTGAATCTCTTTGATGACCGCAGTCACTAGAGCGGGAAGAGCTTTGTTGAAAGGTTCATTCCAATCGGGAGCTTTGTATGACTTGTCAAAAACATTGATTACTCCCTTGTCTTTGTCTTTATCCTCGTCTTCATCATCATCGTCCTTGCCTTTCTTGGCTAGTTCCTCCTGAATCAAAGCTCTGGCTTTTTCAGTGACTGCGGCCTCGAAATCTTCCTTTGTTTTAAAACCAAATCCCTTATCCTCGTCTTCATCATCATCACTTCCTAAAAAGTCCTTAAATGTTTCTTTTTCCTCATCATTCAGATCATCAGAGTGTTCTTTTAAAAACTCCTTTTCATCGTCTTCTAACTCCGAGGCATCTTTTAGGCGAATATCTTCTAAATCCATATTAAACTAGTGACTCTCGGGGATCGCCAATCTCCGTTATTAAATCGGCTACTTTCATCTTGTCATAAGACTTTTGGGTTTTCTCGTCCCATTGCATCTTCAAAACGTTTTTGGCATAGTCATAAATCTCCGGTCTGGTGGGCATGGCAATGACCTTGGGAGGGAGTGGAGTATCTTCTGTGGTATCAATGTCAGGTTTACCCTCAAAGTCATCGTCGGGGTCTTGTGTGGGCTTAGAGCCAGGTGTCTCTTTAACTATCTCACCGGCTACCTCATCAGCTCTTTTATGTTTACCAAGAACGTTTTCAAGATCCGATGGTTTGTTTAATTCTTCCACCAGCTTCTTGTTTTCTTCAGCTTTGGATACCGCTGGTTTATTTTGATAAAGCTCTTCTTCAACTACAATCTGAGAAGCAAGTCCTTCTCTGGCTAGAACATCATTGGTAGAAAGTCTCTTTTTGGTGAGAATTTTATCAATTAAGTGTTTTAGAGCGTGGGAAGCAAGAAATCTGGGAAAGCGGCGAATCTCACCAGCAGGGATGGAGTAAGGATAGTTGCCGGCAGACTTGTCATACTCGAACTCAAACGGCTCGTCGTCAATATTATGGAGAGCAATCACATCATAATGGGAATATCCCGTCTGGTTTTCTGAACTCATTAATCTATTAAATCACACAAGAAGAAATTTGTCAATTCATGTAAATTATCTCCTAGTAGGTACGACCCCCCAACTTCGAATGATTCCGCGAATACGGTTAGAAGTGGAAGTGGTCAAACTACGTCCCTGTGACAAGATCTTAGATGACCTCGGTAGACCACTGTTGACAGCACGGAGAACCATGTAGCTGGTTCTAAATAGAGATTGGACAACGAAGTTAAGATTAAAAGGTTGAGTGAGGGGTTTGGCTACCTGGGGTCGTCGATCAACGGGCCTCGTTACTATATACGAGAGATTGCGAAGAGCCTGGAAGAACCTAACTCTGTTAGTAATAGGTTTAAATGTCTGAGGCCGCCTATTTGATGTAAAAACTAGGTAGCTAGTATTCCGTAAAGCTCTGAAAAATCTGATAGATTGGGTTACTGGAGGAAATGGTTGTGCTCTTCCTAGTCTTGCCATATTAAAATAAACTAGCTCGCTTTACTGATTGGTTAAGTTCTAGGAATTTTGCTGGTATGTTGGGAGCAAAGGCTTGCCACTCATAGACTGCCACAAAACCACCTCCATCATTAGCAATGGCGTTTAGGCGATAGTATCGATAAGCAGTAGTATTATTTACGATAAATTCTATCCATTGAGCGTTTGCGTCAGCGATTGTTTGGTTTACTTCTGCCATAAGGTCTGTCCAATTAGAGTCGTTATTTGACCCTTGAAGTGTCCAAGACTTAGGCATATATGTAGCTGTAGCCTGATACCAAATACGATATTTACCAAGAACTTGTGCTTTTCCAGACCCAAGGTCATACTTTAGCCACTCATTAGATGCTGTACTAGCTCCCCAGTAGTTAGGAGATGTTAATACTCCGTCAAAGGCATTAGATGCTGTATGTGATCCATCTAAGACTGAACTTGCTGAGGCAGTTCCTCCTGTCAAGAAGTTTGCTCCATAATCGTCTGAAGTGTACGGAGAGGCCGGTGGGGTAAAGTTGGCAGTCCAATACGCTTCACCTTTTTGTATACGGAATTCATCTATCCAGCCATTGAAAGGTGTTGAGGCGGCTAAATAGTCACCAATTAAAAAAGCCGTAGTTCCACCAATATTATCACTAGACGTCTGAGTTGTTCCTATCTGTACCCCATCTATAAACATTCTAAGATCTGTTCCGTTTCTCGTTATCGCAATATGGTACCAAGTGTTGATAGAAGCAGACCAGGAAAAATCATAAAGGTTCCCAGCTAACCAAAATCTAATTCTTGGAGAACCGCTATTATTTTGATATTGAATTAAAAAACCAGAAGTGTGGTCTGTTCCCGAAACTTCATAGTAATTAGTACCAGTAGGTAGAGTATTGATGCGAGCTTGAAAATCTATAGTAAAATTCCCAGTACCAAAATCAAAATCTGCGTGATGGGGCGTGCTCACATAGTCACCCGTTCCATCAAGCAATAAAGAGTCTCCGTTAAATTTTCCCTGTGCCGTATCTATTTGAGCATTTCCATTAAATGTAAAAGATTTTTTTCCAACCGAATAATCTGTTACAGCCGCAACAGCATCCTTACCAGTCATGTGAAGCATGAGCTTCGTAAATCTGTTTATTCCTGGCATAAATCCATTTTACACCCTCATCACAATTCACTACCAGAATTAAATCTCAAAGAGAACGTAGGCGTAGGCGTTGACTGCGGCGGCGGCAGTAACTCTAACCCTCAAGAAATAGGCAATATTCAATAAAGGCTCCAGACCGAGGGGAAATTGCTTCACATATTGATTGGTGGGAGCGACCAATTGAACATCAAACATTCTGGTATTGACGATAGTTCCCTCATCGGAGGCAGTATAACCGGTACCGGTAGTACTAAGAGTTAGGCTGGGATTGGGAGAATAATAATTATCAAACTTGATGATATCTTTTTGAACTGCCGCCGTCACTGTAGCCGCACCATCAGTCTCCAAAAGCTCAACCTTGATGGGAGTAGCCGCTGACGAACCGTCAAACGAAACACCCCATTCCTTAACCCGAAGTGAAACTCCATTACCTTTAATCTGAAGAAGCGTTTTAATAGCTGTTCCAGTCGTCACTACAGCCTGAGCGGCGCTGGTTGGCATGGGTCCGTTAGCGAAGAGATATAACATTTGATTTTATTATATCACACCCTTTTAAACTACTTTGCAAGGTACTTCCCCGGCGGTACATCAGCCTCAATTTCTTCCATAAGTCTCAAATAAATAGCAATCCCCTTATCGATTCCACCCATTTGATCCCACTGATCAAAACTAGTACGTTGACCAATATGCCGAATCCCCACACACAACTCCTTAAAATCCCAGCCATAGTGTTTCAACCTAGCCGAAAACTCTATATCATCCCCATAGGCCATAGAAAAGTCCGGATGGAAAAAACCCCACTTTTCCATAAAAGAACGGTCAATCACCAAACACCACCCTTCCAAATAAGGAACAAGTTGCCCTTTGTAAATAGAAGACGGCTGACCGGAAACCAAACGTGGGCCAACAGCCGTCTTAGGATTTTCCTTGGCAAAATCAATCAAACGACGAAGCCACATAGGGTCATCTATAAGAACATCGTTGTTGAGAGCACAAATATACGGCGCTTCGGCAAGGGTGAAACCAACATTGTTGCCACCGGAAAAGCCTTGATTTTTATCCAATCGATGAATCTTGATCTTGGGGAAAATGTTACCTGGATAAAAATAACGAAATTTGTTATCCTCTAAAAAACGAGTTAAGTATTCAAAAGTGCCATCATGACTGCCATTGTCAATGAAGATCAACTCGTAGTGAATATCTCTAGTTTTGAAAATCTCGTCGAGAAATGGCTTTGTGACGTCTTCTAGATGATTCCAACAGCAGACAATAATGCTAACTTCTAGCATTGAATTTAATTTGAGTCGAGCTTATTCCCCACGTGTGGGGAACAAACACTAATGAAATGTAGTTTTCATCGAGAAAGGCCTGGGTGATCCCAAGTTGCTTTAGATAATCCTTTTTTCCCGGGCCCCAAGGCGACCAATCAGAGCTAATCACACACAAATCGGGTCCTACCGCCTTGATGATATTTTTCGCCGAGCCTCTGGGTTGACCATTGGGAACGATCCTGTCTACCCAAGGAAGCAAAACTAAATTTTTCTCTCGTTCCTCATACCTCATTACCGGCAACTTGTGACGATAGCGGAGGATAAAACCATCCGTGTTTAGTCCAACCACCACTTCCCCATCTCCGGCCAATTCCCGGCACATTTTCAAAATCTTGAAATGACCGTAGTGAATGATATCAAACGTTCCCATTGTTAAAACTCTCATGACAACAACTCCTCTCTGACAAAATACTCATCACAACCGATCATCGGCTTGATAATATCGGGAATTAATTCCGGATAGGGTGTTGTTTTGATCTTCTCAAAATCATCCAAGGGACGAGAACCCTCTAATCCCTGCCTGGCCCATTCCGCCGAAACGGCATATTCTTTTAGTTCAGGATAAAGATGGCTGTGATTGATGAGTTTACGCCAAACCGAACGAACACCCACTGATCCGACATGACAGATAGGGACCAGCAATGTCGCCAAATGAGTAGGTAAAATAGGACCACATAAGGTCCAACCGTCTCCTTCACTCCGAAGATCAGGGGAATTTTTAACCAATCGGATGGCGGATGAATAGATGTCTTTGGTGATAATCTTCTGAAAATTGTAATAAATATGATTAAAGGGGAAAGAAAACGACTTAATTTTAGGATAAGAATCAATCAAACTACGAAGCTCCACAATACTCCTGTTATGCCACAGTTCGTCGGCTTGGACTAATAGGACATAATCTCCCCGACAAAACCTAAGAGCCTGATTCTGGGCCATCCCAATGGCTACTCCCATCACCTTTACCAGAGGCCAAAAGATATACTCGATCCGAAGATTGCTATACTTCTCAGCTAGCCGGCGCAAGACATCCATTGTCCCATCAATACTACCGGCCTCGACCACTACAAATTCATCTACATGAGGAATAACTTGGGTTATTGCCTCGACGAAAGGATAACCCAAATCGATCCCATTATGAACAACCTGAACGGCGCTAATCTTTTTTCTCATAGTCTTTTGTTTTTTCAATGAACAGTTGAATCTCCTGGTACAACAACTTAAAACACCCATCATACTTCACCATAAATTCATTAAGAGCAAAGTGAGGAATTTGATCGGGAGGAAAATCTCGATGCCAGTCATAATCGTCAAAGAATAACAAACCTCCAATCTTAAGTAAATTAAAAGAGAGTTCCGCATCAACCGTCACATCCTTGGCCAAGTGAGAACCATCAACATAAATCCAATCAAAGGAGTTACGGGGAAGATTTTTTAGTTCTTCTTTACTATCCCCCACAATGGTTGTCAACTTATCTACAAAAGGACACTTGGCAATATTGTCAAAATACCGCTTCTTAACAGAAACAAAGTCAACATCCTTCATGACATCTTCTCCATAGAAACGATCGATGTTAGTCAATCGCGAATCCGGATGAGTAAGGATGTTTTCCAGAAACCACAAGGTACTTCCCCCCTCGTAGCAACCAACCTGAAGAGCATTGGTGGCCACTCCGACAAACCGTTTCAAAAAAGCCTGACCGGAAAGATAGGGACCGGTGTCGACGTAATCCATTCTACAGGCAAAATCACAATTTGAAATCCAGTTTTTGTCAATCTCTTTTAAAGCAATCAACATCTTGGTCGCGGCATGATCCCAAGTCCAGGCTGTTCTCATCCATTCCGCCGCCAACTTACCCTTAGCCGCCGCCTCTTCCCGATTCTCGTAAATATAACGCATCCAATACATAATTTCTCTCACATCCAACCTGGCCATATAGCCAGGATCCTCGCCTTTAATTTCAACCGGATAATCAATAGCGATTGGATCAATTGAATAGTTGTAGTGATCGTTGCAATATTCCGCCGAACCTAACCATTTGGTCAGTATCACGGGCAAACCGGTCGCCATTGCCTCCAAAGGTGGTAATCCAAAACCCTCTCCCCTGGTGGTGAATACCAGACAATCTGATATTTCATACAGTCGTTGTAGTTGCTCGGTGGAAAGAAAGTGATTAATCACTTTAATTCTAGGATCAATAGGCATTTTGTAGCCAAAAAGAGGATTAGAATTCTTAAGCAAAAGTCTCACCGGTTCACGCGAACCAAACTCGGAAGTAAAAGCCCTGACAATATCCATCCAATTTTTTCGTTCATCCAAATAACCGAGTAACAAAAAGGTAAAAACATCCCTCTGTGGTCTTTCAAAATAATAATGGTCATCGGGATTATATCCCTCATGAATGACAAAAGCCGGAGTATTGATACCAGCGTTCCTGAATACATCAAGAGCTCCCTGAGAGGGAACAAATAAGAAGTCCAATTGTTTAAATTGTTCTCTCCAAACGGAACTGACTTTGTTGTATTCCGTCATGGTATATCCAACCGTACACCTAAAGGTATTGTGAATAAATTCAGCCGGGGTAGTTTGGATGACTCCAATCTTTTCTCTAACAAAAGGCTTATTCAAAACCGCTTTTTGAGCCGGGGTAAGATTGACCATGCCATCTTCATTAATTCCCCTGTCCCACTCACAACTAACGCCACCGCCGGTAGCCTTATCCAACGCCACCAGCCAGTTGAGATTAGCCTTACCATAACCGGTAAAAGGTAAGGTTTTACCGTTAAAATTGAGCCTAAAATTAGGCTCGTTGTTAAAATGGGTCATAGTCTAACTCCTGGTAATTTAAGAAGCCTCTGGCTTTGGCTATCTGTTTAAGAAAGAAAAAATTAGTCTCACTCTCCGGGACCAATACCTGAGCCTCTCGAACAATAAAAATAAAAGACTTGACACATTTCTCCAAGGGAAGCACTTTCTTACGGGATTTTTTCCTCATACCTCATTATGGCCATACACTAGAAAGAAAGTCAACTCTCAATCGTAAAGTAATTAACCAGAACCCTAACTGAGCCACCTGTCGGTTCTTCACAAGTAATACGAAGATCTTCCCCATCACCTCCAACTCCCACAATAGCCCCAGAACCACCCTCTATCACCCCCGAGCCGGAAGCTACCCCTGGATGAGTAAGGATAACCCCTGTAGTTGTCGGAGTGGAAACTGATCCAAATCCAACTCTTACCCCCACATCTACAATTCCCATAGCATTATCGCAGTAAAAACCTACCTTGGTAACAACAATCTTGAGGCCCGAATGCGCAGTTAAAATTATTGTATCAGTTTGAGCGGCGGTATAAGCCGCTTCAATAGAAATCTCATTAGGATGACCACCTATTACAAAGACAATTCCGTGACGATTGGCATATAAGTCAGTTCTGTCCCCGGCCGCTACGGCTGTGGGATTAACTCCATGAGCGACTGCTTTAGCCCCCATTTTAACCGGATTACCACTATCGACCGCATCATGAGCCACATCCCCAGCCGATACTGCATTAGAATCAACCAAAAGTCTCTTAGTTGTGGGGTTAGCCCTAATAACTACTGGAGTAGAGTCATCACTTGAAGAAACGCCTAATAGGGTGGGGATTCGGTTCTCGTCTCGTTTAGCTTCTGGCATAATCAAATTATATCACTCTAAATTCTCTCTCGGTACGGGCCACCATTGCCTCCCTATCCCTCAATTCTATTTCTCGCTGATCCAGTAGGTCTCTTTGTTTACTCAAGGTAATCTGCAAAGCCTCCAGGTCGAGCTCTTTCTTTTTAAGAAGAGTGGTCTTTTTGGTGATTTCGGCATTTGTCTTAGAAAGCGCCAGAGAAAAATCCTTTTCCTCTCTTTCTATCTTTTGTCTAATTAAAATTGCCTGTTGATGTTCTCTATCCGTCAAAATCTCCTTGTCGGCCAATTCCTTGCCGGTTTCTTCCAGTCTAGCCTCCAAATCATGTAGCCTGATGGCCTGATCATCCACAGAAGCCTTTTTAGAGGCATTCTGACGGCTCTCAGCCTCGAGATTTTCCTGAAAATCGACAAAATAGGCATAAGCATCGTCCCAAAATTCCTCAACTCTCATCAATTCAATATTCCTATTAGTCAACTGAACATTGTAATCACTAAAGGTACCACCAATGGCCCGAGAAATAGAATTAAGAATACTCATCCGATCATCGCCAAACTCATTAAGAGAAGAAAGCCGGCTCTCCTCTACCAACTTTAACTGCTCCAATAACTTGGAGTATTTAGAAAGCTCTTTAATCAGGGTACCTTTTTGACGACGTAGAACATTTATCTCGCTCTCTTCTTGTAATCTCTCCTGGTGATACTTTTTAGATACAATGTCCAAATCCTCACCATACTTGTCAATTTCCATCACCAACGAATCTCTCTGACGTTTAAAAATCTCCAACCGGTTCTCTTCGGGTAATACCACCTCTCCCCTATTTCCTCCCTCTATATCCGGATCCCTTTCAAATCGACCAACCTTCTTCAGGCTGGACATGGGCATATCCATGTTATTTCGGCTTCTTTGATATATTAAAAGTAGACTCGGTATAGGTGTCTTTCTTGATCATGACAATAGGAATGCCGGAATACTTAGTATTGAGCGTCTCAATATTTCTCATAAAAGAAACAAATTCTTGAAATGTGTCCAGATCCAAAGGTTGAGAGGTACCGGTAATCATATAAATTCCCCTGCCTTTGGTATCAAAGCCAAAATCGGCCGTAATGAATTTACCGCCATTTCCAAGCCTAAAAATAATTGAATAGGTATACATTAGGCTGGGGTGGTAACTGTTATAAGACCATCCGCCGAAAGCGGTCTCCAAAGACAGTAAAAATCAATCACCCCGGCCGTGAGAGTAGCACTGGTAATCTTCAAAAGAATATCCAAGCCATCGTTAATCACCTGCATAGCCGGAACGGCTCCTGCACCCACCCTGGTGTCCGTAGCATCCACATAAATATCACCATCAGCATAGTTCTTGGCCGTACCCTGAGCAATTAAAACAGCCGTATTCCCGGTAACTCCAACCTCAATGGTTGGTGCGCCGGCTGAATCGATAGAGGTATCCACTATACCAAATACACTTACAAGGACATTTCCGGTAACCGTAAAAAGAGTATGAGAACCAACGGCTCCGGTAGTAGCCGCCGCAAATGTCCATGTAGACTCTAGTTTAAAAGCTTCGTTGGAAGAAATAATCTGGCGATTGGCGTCCCGATCTATGGATGCATCAGTAGTCATATATTAAGTATACCACCAACCAGTTTAAGAAAATTAGGTTACCGTCGGATTAAGTGGCAGTCCTAAGACGTTAGCCGTCTCGGTAAATCTCTGCATATAGATTCTGCCGGTGGCCGTAGCTTCCCAATCAGTAATTCCACCCATCAAGCTGGTTACCCCCGGACATAAGACATGACCCGTAGCTGTCTGAGCAGAAAGATCCATACAGGCCGTCATAGCAGTGGCATTGTTAGCTGAGAATGAATAGAAACTGGTATTCTTGAACTCGACCCAACGATCAATCGCCGATGTTCCTGTAAACAAGACATGAACCGGAGTGGCGGCATCAATGGCGGCAATAAAACGACACTCTTCAAATACGTTTCTCGAAGCGGCACTAGCAAATTCCAGAGTAGCATTGGCGTCTGACCTCATGATGGTGTCCTGACCCAAGGTACAACCTCCAAAATAGTTCTCCTGAGCTCCATTGAGATATAGACATCGCATAGTAGTATCGTCGCCTGTGGTGGCATTGAGAGAACCTTTGAAATCAACCCCGAGGAAAGAATTATAATCACCAGAAATAGTTACCGGAACATTGATATCCACAGTACCGGTAAGGGTTATATTCTTAAAAAGACAACCATTCTCGGAAATCGTAAGTGATCCACCCGTACCAAAGTTGATACCGGCCCGAGCATCTTGAGCCGTAGGAGCCACTGAACCGACTAAGTGGGTAAATCGTTTGGCCCAAGAAATAGCCGAAACCTCTGTCGTTCTTCCTGTTCCCCCTGTGGGAACCATCAAGACGACATCGTTCTGGCCACTGACACATTTATCATAAGCGGCCGCGACCGTCTTTAAAGCATTATTTTGAGTGGTCCCTGAATTAGCACTATCACTACCACTATTAGAATCAACAAAGTAGATATTTCCTACATAAGGCAAACCAATTACGCCGGCAATTTCATTAGCACCAACTCGAATATCTCCACCTCTGATACCTGGTAATATGTCTCCTAATGTTCTCATGTTATTTTACTTTCTTAATTGCTAATAGACCTACTCGACCCGAACCTTTACAAATAGGACAAGCTTTTTCACTCTCTACAGCCATTCCAGATCCAAAACATACCTTACAAATTTTTCTAGGATCTTTAACCTCTGGTTTATTGGCCATTTTTAGTTTAACTACGATATTATTAATGATGTTAATCAAGGTTTAGGTAGATAGCGTGATATTTACCTGAAGCTGTAGCTTGAATAGCATTACCGATTATGTACTGTTGGGTAGCAGTGCCGACCAAATCGACATCACCGGCGGTTGAAGCATCCACCATTAGTCCATAACCCGCAGTCACCGTACCGTCAGCCCTGGCTCCGAACACACCTTTGGTCTGTAACCAACCAAAGTAACCTGAAGTAAAGGCAATCAAAGCTCCACCTGTAGGGACTGTAACCGAACTGGCGGTGGTAACCACATTCTTGAACGGATTGCGTTCCAGATCGATGGTAGAGGTCGTGTCGAGAGCAACCGGGATAGGATCAATGAGTTTAATAACCGATGAGGTTCCACCTGAAGTAAGAGCGGCATGGCTAGAAATTCTTAAGGTCTGTCCAATACCGGTTCCTGAAGAAACAATTACATAACCATTGGCGTATTCATTAGCAGAAGCGGTCGTAGCGGCGTGAGTAAAGGTAATCTCTTTGGCTCCAATAGCGGCGACAGAGGTAACAGCCATATCAATCTCAGCGGTATCAATAGCTGGAGAAACGGTCAACTCGCCGGCTCCAATGGCTTCACCCATCTGGGCATAGCGAAATATTCTTCCATCGTCACTCTCACCCTTGACACCAAGCTGGTGAAGTTGAACACTACTCTGAGCTAAAATGTCTTGGGAAACTAAGTTTATCATCTGTTTTTAGTTTTAATTTTTAAATTTTAAACACCTGTAATACCTGTTAATCTACCACTTCTCTTCGGATTCCAGTTGACCTGTTGACCGAGTAAGTAGACGTGTGAAACCTGACCATACTGATTAATGGGTCTCATGAATCCAGTCCATTGAAAACCAATGTTCTTTGAAGGAACGTCTGAATAGACTCCATCGATGTTGCCACCACCCATATCAATCGATTTAAGATCAGGATCATTCAAACCATACCACTCGCTGTAGTTTTCGTTAGGGGCCCAAAGAGTCTGAGAGGGTGACTTTTCATCAGCGATCCAAGGAATGCCTCTGTAGGTAAGAGCGACAAAGCCTGCGGCACCTTTCATCTCAGCCTGACGGATAGGAGTTCTGCTGGTACGACTCATCATGGGCAAACCAAATGTCTCGTAGTTGGATCTGGCGGTGGGAGTCAAGAGGGATTCATATAAATCCCAGACAGTTTCGTTGGAAACTAAGACACTCGGGCGTTGTCTGAGTGAAGAACCTGAAGATACAGCAGACAAAAGAGTGGAAATCTTAGACAAAGACATTGTTCCTCCAGAAGCAGTACGCGTACTCTTAAGAGAAGTGTAGGTAGTTCTAGAAAGACCTCCGACCGTGTCGGAAGTGGTACCATCATCGATCAAATTGTCCCAACCATTGAAGTCTTTGCTGGAATTACCGGTACCGTCGGCATATAGCATGGTGCCAATGTCATCCAGAGCGTCATCAGTTGAAGATTCAACCTCAGTACGGACTAAGTCCATAACCTGAGCTTCGGTTCTATTAACAGCAATATCAAAACCAGGAATTGAGATAGGCATTTCGTAACCACTGATGTTGTAAGCCATCCTGACACGAGTTTCAATCGTGTTGGTAGAGTGAACATCCATACCGGAGAAAGAACCACCAAGAGTGGATTTAGATACCTTCAAGGGGCGTCTAAGGGTTTCACCAGACCATTTCTTAGCATTAGATATAACACGGAAAGTGACCCAGTTATCTCCCAACACAATATCAACTGCCTTGGGTAAAAGTGTGTCTTGAGTAACGGATAGAACTCTTTCTGTGAATGTCATGTTTTGTTATTTTTAATAAAAATCCCGTAGAGCGCTCTAGCGCTTACGGGTTATTTGACCTCTAAATAAGTAACTGATCCTTATTATATACACCAAGGTTATATTGTCAAGTTAAGCCTATGATCCAATAGATCTCATCTTCATGGCCATACCGGTCATCCGCTCAGAACCACCCTTTTTACTTTTCATCTTAGCCATAGTTCCGTACACATATTTTCTGGCTCTCTTGGAAGTTTTGGATCCAAACTTCTTCATCGCCATTCTATTTAAATACATTTCCATCTCTTTAGGCATATTATTTAGTAAATAGTAATCTATCTCGAACGTTATCCATCACAGTCCTTATTACATTCTTCTTCCTCTTAGATTTCTCCTTAAGACCTCCTCGGCTGGCCTGGGCCGTACCCCTAGCGTGGGCGATGATAAGACCTTGTACCTCCGGATCAAGTTCTTTAAAGGCTGGTGATTGAAGGAACTGCGCCATGTAAGCCACATACTCCTTACTAGCATCTTTCTTGGCCGGAACCCCCTCTCCCTGCATCATCTTCTGAAGATTAGCCATTGCCTCAGCATCGCCGCCGGACTCACCCATATGAAGAATCTCCTGGGCATATTGATCGGGCATAAAGAGGAACATAAACAGTCTCTTGGCAAACTCGGCCGGTTTATCAATATGCCACTTCTCGGCAAAGGTAAGAGGATCAATCCGTCCACCGGCCTTAGCCAGTTCCACCGCCTCATTACGATCACTCATCTTGTCATCCGGGGCCATTGAACCGGGCCTCACTATTATTTCAACACCATCCTCGATTTTGTCATTCATAAATTTAATAAAGGTAGTTCTGCCGGTATCGGATCCAACATAGCGCACCACCTGTTCTTCAACCGCAAAAACTTTCATCACCTGAGCCATAAGCTCATAAACTCTGGTGGCACCTTTTTCAATCGCTTCTGTCAAAGAAGCGGTCCGACCAAGATCGGAACGTTGCGACATAACCTCCTGCCCAAGAGTGGGAGATTCAGATCCCTCTCCTCGGAGTGGGGCATGGGTTCCAAAGATGTTGTCAACTTCTCTTCGAGCATCATACTTATCCTCCAGCACATACCTAGGCAAAGATGGCGCCGGAACCCGCGCAAAGGCCATCCTGACATCCCCCTTAACCAAAATATTGTCATTAGGATCGCCGGTATACTTCTGAGCATCTGAAGCTTTTATCATCATGGTATTGAATACACGGGCGGCATTGGCCTGATCAGCATTGTCAACAATCTGTCGGCCTCTCCTCTCTAGAATGTCCTGTTGAGAAGCGGCTTGTTCGGTCAAAGAAGTGTCGTCTATCGCGTATTTACCCTCTCTTAAGAAGTTAAACAATACGTAGGGTTTGGAGGGTTGAGGCAAGAAATTGCTCTCATTAGCCCCCGGATTGTAGTTGTAGTAAGGGTTCGGGCCAAAGTCCAAAAGGAGATCGTTGTACGTCCACCCCACTCCCTCTCGTTTATAATCATCATCAAAATAAGTGAAGTAAGTCTCGTAATATCCTATCCTGGAAGACATCCCTACATGGGACTCTCCTTCCTTGGCTTTGACAGACAAAATAAGTTCATCTTTTTTATCAGGAAAAAGAGAACCCATCTCTTCCACCGATTTAAACACGTTTTCAGCAATCAAAGGAACATTAAAGGGATCATCGGCGTAAGCATCCAACACTATATTATGAGGTCTGATTGTTTTGACACAGACATCTCCGGTATATTCGCCATCCTTTTTGAGAATACCAGCATTGAAGTCCTGATAGATCTTCATTACTCCCAGACGATACCCCATGAGCAAGTGTCTGGCCATCATCTGAAACTGCCCTTTAAGCCCCATTGAATCGGCCTTGCGATACAAGATCTTACCAAAGTTGCTGGCCAACTCCCGAGAAGCATCGGTATCCTGAGCTTCCATCACATCAGGAACCGGAATCCGACTAACCATATTAGAAGCCAGAGTTTCAACTGATAAGAAAATACGATTGTCTCGATAGTCCGCCTGGTAATCATAAAGATCAGATTGGTTGGATACCTCAAAGTTTTTGTTATTCCACCGCTTGAAGTTTTTCTCTCTCACCTTATCAAGCCCCAGCTCCTTATTCCAATATCTCTCTCCCTCGGAAATTCTCTTACCAATGGTCTCCTGGGCCTTGTCTTTCGACAAACCAAGAATAATTGCATCAGATCTCTCAATCAAACCCTCTTGTCTCTCGTTTTCCCCTGTACCGGCAATTTCATTAGGTGATGGCATATTCTCTATTATATATCTACCAAATTAAACGATACATAATTGAACATCGTGGACACTGATGAAAAGAGCTACCGGTACCGTTGGGACCATCACCATTGTCTACAACCAAAGCGACATTCCCCTGATACTGAAAAACCAATCTTGAGCAGTTGTTACATCTGTAGTTGCGAATAAGACCATCGTTTTTAGTAAGGAAAATGGTACAGGTTTCACCCTCTGCCTCATGGCGTACCGGTAAAAGGGTATCTTCGGGGGGATTGAAAGTAATTTTCATATCAATAAACGGTCGTCTTTTTATTCTTCAAAGCGGCTCTTGAGGCCACTTCTTTAAGGTCTAAGGCGGGAACAGTCCCGTCATAACCCACCGTTGGATTAAGTCCTTTCTTCTTAGACGTACCTGCTCTAACTATACCACCCTGATTTAAAGTCTGCTCTAAAGCCACTCTCCAGTAAATGTGGGCATGGGCATAGTGGTCGGGCCGGCCCTCAATGGTCTCCCATGACGGCTTCTTCATGCCGCCGGCCATAGTCTTAATCATTCTGAATAACTGTCGCCAGTGATAGATATAAGGTTCAAGTTCTTTTACGGTCAGATTAAAAGTAACATCGCCGGAATTAATCTCTGCCACCACGTGATCCAAAATCTTCGTCCGATCACTCTTGACCACCCCCTCCGACATATCCCAGCGAATAACTCCCATGTTCTTCTTGTCCGACTGGTAGTAGTGAATAAAGACCATTCCTGGATACTTGGAAGCCAACTGCTGAGGAGTGTGGGGATAGGGATTGGCATCGATCACCATGACGGCGTTGTAGTGGTTCCTGAGCCTTTCTATCTCATCCCAGGAGTCAGTCTCACCAATAGCGAAGATACCTTGCCTATTTCCAATAATATAATGCTTGGTCTTGCCATTATCCACCCCCATAGCCACATCCGTTCTCGGATTATATCCAGGCGAAATACACCGAGTGATAGACTCCCTGGAGACAGACATGTCCTTACTGACATAAGGCAATCCTAGTGTGAAGTTGTGAAAAATTTCCGGATCTCCCTCAGAGTCCTCAATAATCTTAGCGGCACTGATCCAGGGAACAATCATCTGAGAAATGTGATAGCCGGAAATTCTTTTATCTCTGTAATGCTGAACCCACTGACCATTAGTTAAAGTATCACGATCAATCTCCTTGAAACAATACCGACACTGTTTTATCTTCCGATTAAAATCAATATTGTCCGGCCATCTCATCGTCTGCCACTTACCACAACCACGACATTTGATCATCCAATTCTTCTGATCCGACTTCTGCCACCAAACGTCTACTCCATAACCGGGAATACTAGGGTTGCTAAATTGCCACTCCCAGCCAAGCTCCGGTCTTTCACGTTTAGCATCATCAAGACGACTGCGATAAGTCTTTAAAACACGCTGGTTGGAACGGTCGTACTCATCATTAATCAGGATGTGCGCGGAAATAGAAATAGCTTCCGTCTGCTCATACGAGCCTCTGTAGTAAATAAACCGATCGCCAATCTGTTTAAGATTAAGAGAATCAATACCGGCCATAGCTGAAATGGTAGGATTGCGTCTAATCAACGGATTAACTTTGGGAATCACAAAATCCTTGGACATATTCCTTGAAGGAAAGGTATGAATGATGTTTGCCTTGCCATAATAGGCCAGGTGAAACGACCGGAGAATAGCCAAAACAGACCAGCCTATCTGCGCGCACTTCATGGCCACCTGTTCAGGAGTATCGTCCACAAAAGGATCTATTAAAAAAGCGTGATCTTTAAACTCTATCGGCGAACCATTCTCATTCACAATCCCATTGTTCAGAATCCAGGCAGTAGCATTAAAAGTTTCCGCCCTTTTGAGGTCTATCATTCCTCCATTTTACACTGCCGTCAGAGCAGAACAAGGAACAATAATTTGAGAAGAAAAAACATCCCAGCAAAGATGAGGATCGAAAGTATAACAAGAACCAAAATGATTAAGTTTAATAACGATTCGTCCAGAGTTGTTTCTGATTGCATTGTTTATTATTTGATTATTAATTCCTATTCCCCAAGTACCACGCTTCCAACCAAAATGCCTCCAGGCTGACCACCAGGGAGTACGTGTGATGGTTAGAGAGATATTCATTTCTTCTTTTTATATTTCTTTAATTGACACTCGTGGCAGACAGTGGCACTCTTTGATCTAAACTCTTCTTTGCAGACCGTACAGACGGTCCACTTACTGTTTGATTTATAGGTGTTTCTCATGGCGCTGGAGACAGGATCGGTTTCTTATCCTTGTCGTTAATAATAACCTCTTTTAGGCACGGTTTATTATCTTCGGGAAACAACCAGTTAGTAATTGCTTCACTCGTAACCACCCAACCCTCTGGTAATTCGTTTAACCACTGCCGAAGTTGTCCGACATTATTATCCACTTCCTTTCGCATTTCTTCTCTGCCTGTTTGATAGTCTGTCTTTCCTATTTTCTCTATCGCCTCCAACAACTTCGCTTTCTGGTCTTTGAGGGCAGTGTCTAGGGTGGATTGGATGAAGTCTAGAATATCACCTAGTGTCACCTCGTCTTTAACCATTTCAAACAACATTCCCATAGGTTGTTCTTCTAAAAACTTTGTTCTAAAGTCACTCCTCCAGTTTGTGTTAGTCATTTGTTTGCTTTATAAAATGCTAATGCGAAGCCTTGGGGGGTAATACTTCTTCTTGCTTGTCGGGTGAGTTTTCCAAATGCTTCGGGGTGAATGTCTTTGCTTTTCATATAGTCAAACTTGGGTAACTGTTGACTGTTCGTTTTGTGCTTCTCAATCTGTTCTGGTGTCAGGACTCCAGCAATATCAGTGTGGGTCTTAATTGGTTCACTAAAGTATCCCCAGATAGCTGTTCTCTTTTTGTACGCATCTCCAAACTCCCAAGGACTAAACTCAAACTTTGGTCTGCCCAAAAACCACTTCAATCTCCCATACCAAGGGTTCTCTAAAGCCCAGAAAGCAAGGGGTGGGTATTTCTGTTGGTCGTTTACTGTTCTGTATTGAGCTTCGTAAATTAAATTAAGACAGGCTTGTACCACTTCCATACCTCCCCTCAAATCTCTAGGTGTTTTAGCGTTTGTTCTAGCATCACTAAACATCGTGCAAGGTGGAGCAGCCAGAATACCGTGGATAGGTTCATCGGGTAATTTATATGTTCTCACATCATTATCGGGAATAGTAACCACCCTCACATCATATCCAGCATCTCTGTAAGGCTTACTCCAAGAGCCTGTGCCTCCACATAAGTCTAAAATTATTTTGTCGCTGTTGTCCCTCCAGTTTGTGTTAGTCATTTAGTTACTTCTTCTAAGGCAATATCTCGGACATCAACCATAAGTTTGGCTGTCACATTCAAACCCTCTGTCTGACACTCTTTAATTTTATTGTCGTAATTTTTGACTATCTTCTCCCCCATACTTCTCTCTCCCTCTTTCCTTGCTTCCTCGGTTGCTTGGGTGAGTTTTTCTTTGTGCCACGAAAGTATTCCCTCTGTAAATATTGGAACTCTTTTAACACTCATCAAGGCTCCGTCAGAAGAACCCATATCAAAGCATTTACCCCAAATGAACTCAATCATTTCTTCATCAGAAGCACTTTTGAACTGTCTAAAAAATCCTTTCCAGTCTATCTTCTCTTGGTTGGTTTGAGTCATTTTATTGAGAAAAATTTGATAATCTTATCTAACTTCTTGTTTATTTTGGAAAATGTCAAAGTGTCCAGATTTTTAAGTTTCAAGGGTTTAAGGGTCGAAGTTTTACTTGCGACACAGGCGAACAGCCAACACGGATCCCAGCCAGCATCCCACCAATTGAGGTTAAGTTCACGACCAGAATCATCACCATCGAGGCAAGGCACACGGATGTCGCCACAAGAGTCATACCAAAGACTTCCTAACGCTACCACCAAATCTTTTCTTTGAATGTCGGGATATTGTATTCCTAGTGCCAGTAATTCTTTTAGGGTGGCATATCTTAACCCCTCTGATTCCATTTTTTTAATAACATCTTCGAAAGTAATATTCTTTTTAGAACCCAAAAGGACTATTTCAACCTCTTTTTTACCACTTTTTTGGGAGGAAAATCTCCCGTCTATAATATCATTGTTTTTCCAATCGTAATTACCAAGAGATACCAACTTTTTTATGGATAATGAGTAATCTACGGTTGTTTTGTATGTTTGTTTGGTCATGGTACTGTAGGTATTGGTAATGGTTTGAATTGCTTCCTAAGAAGTTCCACCAGTGTTCTGGTAGCAGTAATGTCAGCCAGAGCATCGTGAGCCTTTAAAGGGATAAGGAATGCCCCACAGACGGTAGATAGTTGATAGTTGGGTAGGGATATAAGGCCGAAGAAATCCATTATAGTGAGGACCGGATAGGGATCAATAGCTTTCCAATTAATGAAAGAGCCGAGATAGGGGTCATTCATGCGTTTGAATAGAGCAGAGAGGAAATCAAGATCGAAGCGCACATTGTAGCCTGCCGGAGAGAATTTATCGTTCTTATCATACTTGTCCACGTACCTCATCATAATATCAATGAGATCATTGTACATCTTACTGGCCGGAGGGAATTCCAGAATCTCGGCTAGAGTAAGCCCTGTGACCGCCAGAGCCTCTGTAGTGACAGTTGATGGATCAGATGGCCTAGCGTAGAGGTTGAACGTCTCTACGACCTTTCCGTCCACTTCAATGAGCCCAGAGAGCTGAATAATCTCATTCACCTGGGGATTGAGACCGGTAGTCTCGACATCGAAATAGAAAACGGAGTGTGGCCTGGTTTGGCTCATAAATAAAGTAAAGCATAGGGGAATGAGCAAGTCAAGGGGTTACACGCGATGTTACAAATTTATAACATTGATCCATCTTTTCCAAATATTTTTCCAACAAAAAAAGGGAGGTATAACTTTTCCAAAAATTCTCCTATAAAAAAAAGGGGCTCCGATGCCTCACGGGGAGAGCCATCCGTCTGGCCCCACCACCCTTTTCTATGGGGTAGGCCCCTATAGTTAAGTTATACAGGAGGCAAGCACAACAAGTGTAGTAGCTATATAGGATAGACTGGACCCAAAACAGGGGCATTTGGATGGACACGCATAAATACGACCCGCCACGATGCCCTAGGATGACAACCAGAGCATGCCTAGCACATGATGTACCTTGGCATTGAGACACAAGATCGTAGAAGATACGTCGCAAAAGTACTGTTGTGCGACGTACCCAATGATAGCATTTTACTATCGGTGAATAAGCGCGCCAGGAAAGACAACGTCAGACCGCAGTCAATATCGAGCACCAACTGAGGAACAAGCACCAAGGCCAAGAAGAAAGACACCGCGCCGGGAAAGAACACAATTACCCCAGACCGCACAGTCCCGAAAGAGGCGACCCGAAGATCGCCCCTTTTTAAGCATAACCACAGCGCGCGTCAAGTCCTAATAAGTAGCAGTTGCTCTTATACAGACCTTGCCTGCCTTTAGGCCAGGATCCCACGCACCGATCATACCGAGCAACACCTC